GATGAACCTAATAGCGCATCAGAATGGCGCTGGGTGGCTGCTGACGACCGTTTAGAGTATTACGAAGCATCAACATCAGTTGCGGCATTAAATGCCCGTAATTGGGAAGAAGCTATGGATTTTGATACGCTTAAAACAGCCGTCGTAAATGAGAGCTCAGATTTTATCAGAAGTTATTTAACAAATCGTACTATTTATAAACGAAATAATGCGGACCTACAAGGCGCGCATTCTAGGACCTACGATTTTATTTTAATTCGTATTAATGCAATTCTTGCAGTAGCAGATCTGGTGCGAAGAACTGATCCAGAAAAAGGTCAAGAGATTTACGAACAGGCATTGAATGCTGACAAAACTGGACTGTTAGACAGATTGAAGCTTGGCGAGTTTGCGTTATGGAATGAGACTACAAATAAATCTGAAGATGGAAAAGATATTAACGTGGTATCTATTAATGGATCCACTACTGGGTTTCCACAGGATATAAAAATATTTGGTCCACCTAACGTAGATTACGATGAACCGCGTTTAGTCATTAGCACAGGTGGAACTTTTGCGCCCGGGACTACAAGTCCAGTTAAGTATGATGTTTATGTTAAAAACTCAGATGGTTTGCGTATGGAAAAAATTATAGATGCTCAAACTATGAATGGGTCCTATCAAGCGTTTGCGTATGGAGCTCAAGTTTTATGGGGACCGGGAGTCTATGTAGCTGGAGATGAATTTAGTGTGACGTTTCAAAGCTCAGATGTACAGATCGGATCTGTAAAATCTGGGCAATTGTATCGATAATGGCCATAACATATACCAATCATTTAGACGTAGATATACTGTCTCCATTGCAAGAAATCTTAAATGGAGAGTTTACACAGGCTGTATCATTTGACACTGATTATGTCGCGCGTGGGACCAACTGGTTCAACTTAGTTCCTATCTCAGATAATACATTAGAAGAATTATCAAATGGCCATATACGCGAATACGAAATATTGGTCCAGTATTATCGAATATTGAGTGGGCAAAGTCGCAAGGATACTCATATTGATGCTACTTCAAATGTCATAGAAAGATTTAAAAGACTTATACGTAACAATACTAGCTATTCTGATAGCAATGGCCAGCGTTTTTTTAACGGTCGATTAGAAAGTATTAATTATCAGCCAGATAATGCAGATCTGTCATCTGATATAGGATTAGTAGAAGCAACATTTATAGCAAACGTATTAGAGGTTGTATGAAACTTAAGAAAAAAAATAAAGTACAAACTGTGCCAAAGTTTAATAGTCACAGTGGTTTTTCACGCGAAAATTGGAACAAGCTTAACGAGGGTAAGGTTATTGATGTCAATATAATTCCAGAAGTCGCAAAAAATTATGTAGAAGAGGTAAAAAAAGGTAAATAATTATGGCTAACAACACTGCAGCACATCAACCCAATGATTTTGGAATAGCAATTAAAGCAGAAACAACACTTGGCGATCCGATAGACGATCCAACACAACTTTTTACAGACAGCGTAACCTTACCATCGTTTACGCCAGATCAAGATTTATCAGCAAAGTCGGGTAAGTTTGTTGCAGATTTTGCAGAAATTTATTCAAGTAGTAAAAACACGCCATCAGAAATAACAGCAACTGGATTGTATAATGATACGGTTGGGACCTTGTTTGAAGGAGCTTTACATACCGCCCATGCCAGTGATATTGTTACGGTAACCGATGCGTACACAGCGCCAAACTTATATCATGGATTAACCAATGCTGGTGCAACGCGCACATACACAATAAAATTAATTTCTCCGCAATTAACAGATAACGCCGGATCTCCAACAACTAGTGACGGTTGCGTTGAATTATTTGGTTGCACAGTGACAGCGCTTTCTGTTTTTGCAGATGCTGGAACCGACGGGGGAAGATTAAAATATAGTGTTACATTTAAAACTGGATATTCACCAAATTTTTTACACGCACCCGGCACAGTTGGAGCGCCAGCAACTACTGGTATGACTACTATACATGATCTTTCATACCGCAAGATTGCTGGAGTAACAGCACCAGTAATGCAAAGTTTTAATTTAAATATTGAAAATCCAGCAGAGTATGCGGGGTGGGATCCAAATAATAATAGACCATATACTATAAGTCGTAGTGTACCAGAAGGACCAGTATGTACACTAAGTTCTACAGTAAAACTAGATATTTCTACCAAAAATTTACTTGGTAATTTTATGAATGCATCAGCACAAACTGGATTAGCAAATCATATGTCAGATCGTAGCGATTTTGATATGGCTCAAGTTGATAATTTTGCATTTGATTGCGACAAGGCCATAATTACCGGAATGAGTTTAAATGAACAAGCTGCAATGATGTATAATATTGATCAAAAACTCTTATTCGGAACACTAAAAGTTAGTATTACATGACAGTAAAAACCGATCATGGCACTTTTGAGTGTCGTGAGCTTACCTTTGCAGATAGACGTAAACTGCATCGCTTAGAAGTCAGCGCCGTAGACTTAAAAACTGGCGAAATGAACAGTGAGAAATTCTTTGACGTTTTAGAATTTGTTATGAACTTTGCGTTTAAAAACCCCGACAAGGAACTTGCATCAATGGATGACAATATTATTGATGAAGTCTTAATCGCAATCTATAATAAATACAAAAAAGGTCCATCTAAAAAAAAATCTTAATTCATCGTATCGCATTGTGGTTTAGTATGAAAGGCCACGTTGCAAACGATATGATTTTTCCGTATCAAGCGAGCAGTCCCACATTGGGTAAACTGATCTGGTACGATGAGGTTGAGCTATGGAATGAGATAGATCGGATATTAGCAGAAGATATTGAGAAGAAATTCACTAATGGTCAGCAGTGTTATTTTAACTTAGCACACTGCGCTAATCCCGCATATTTCTTAACATCTGAGACTCAATTAGCTTTAGAAGAATACATGGCTTATAAGCGCTTTAAGCTTCCATTCGCAAGTAGTTTAGATGAAGCAGAATATAATAGAATAGTCATCTTTTCTACTATAGATGAAGAATATAACGCAGCGATAAAAAACAATGCCTAAATTTGTAATAGAAGTCAGAACTAAAGGCTTTGCTAACGCCAAAGCTGAGATACAGAAAACCGCAGAACAGACTCGTAAATTTGCTAGGGATTCTGGTAAAGGAGCTGGCGCAGCAGCAGCATTTAGACGCGAAGCATCTAAGCTAAGAAATAATATGCTTTTAGTCAGCTTTGCCATGGCGGGAGCTGCGGCTACTATTGGCCAGTTTGTTACAGCAGCTGCAAGCATTGAGAAAGTCAAGTTAAGACTTGAAGGTTTAATGGGTAGCACAGAGGGCGCTACAGAAGCATTTGAAGCGTTCAATCAAATTGCAAAACGAACCCCACAAAATATAGAAGAATTGGCTTCAGCTGGAGCACAGCTCGAAGCGTTTGGTATTGATTCAAAAGCAGCCTTAACTGCGGTTACAGATTTAGCAAACTTTATGGGTAGGCCGGTTCAATTGGCAGCCTTTGCAATGGGACGTGCTTTTAGTGGTGGAGCAGCAGCAAGTGAAATATTAAAAGAAGCTGGTATCACTAATATTGTTGCATTATCACAAAATATTGATGATTTAACTAAGCTGACTTTACCAGAATTTAGATCTGCATTATTCAATACATTAATTGATCCAGCAGCTAGAATTGCGGGTAGCTCTGATCGAGTTGCAGACAGTTTGCAAGGTATGATCAGTACACTACAAGATAGTGTTTTTAATTTGCGAGCTGAAGTTGGAGAAAAGTTTTTACCCAGCATAAAAGCCACAGTTAAAGCCTTAACTAGCTTTACTGATAGTATGGATCCTAGCACTCTAATGCGTATGGTTAGCAGTCTAGCTATATTGACTACTGGTTTACGTTTACAACGTGCTGGATGGTTAGGTGCTACTGCGGGTGCAGCTACTTTTTTTAGCACTCTAGCAACTGGTATGAAACGATTTGCAGTCTTATTTATTATTGATACTGCGCTTAAAGCTTTTGGAGATCTAATAGAAGCAAATGAGCGTAGAATTTTAGGCGCAACCGATGCTCAAGAGGATTTAGCAGATGCTGTTTTTGATACTAAAAAAGCAGAAGCTGAGTATGCTGCGTCATTAGAAGAAAGTGCAAAACAATCTGGTGTAGTGGCAGTGGCTACTGAAGCTATGATTGAAGCACAGGAAGAGTTAAGAGAGTCTATTGATAAGAGTATTGTTGGATTGGTAAAAAGACGCAATAGCCTGTTAAATCTTACTGCGCTAGATGAATATGCGACTAATGTTTATATGACTGAAGAACGAGTTCTAACGTCTTTAGAAGAGTCGCTACTAAAAAATATAATGGCACTTGAAAAAAGTAACAAAGCGAAAAAAGAATCTGCTGATTTAGACGCTAAAATATTAAACGATAATATCAGTACTGAAGAATCGTTACAAAACTTAATCAAGGTTAGAACTGCATTGAATCAAGTAGGTGTGGCTGAAGAAATCTCTGGACAAGAAGTAAGTTTAGATGCTCTAAATGCTTTACAATTAGACATAGATAAAAATAAAGAGCGTCAAGAGCTTATAAGTAATGTGTCTAAGGAGTTAGGATTAAGCGCAATGCAAACAGCAGAATTAAGATCT